GCTTTCGCCCACCATAGGTGTCGTATTGCACCTTTATTCGCATATAAATGCGACAACCTGTCTTGCATCGATACGGATGTACGGACACAAAAGAGGTTTGGCAATGACCTATACCAGAACCAGGAGTACTGTGGATATTTCCACAACTTTTGACTCTACTTACACTGTTGAGGAGCGTGATCAATCAGGAAATTGGACTACAACTGTAACCCAATCTGATAATGGCCACATGTTAGCTCACAAAGAGCGTACAATCCTAGACGTTGTAGTAGAAGATTTCTACACCAAGATACGATCTGGTGAGATAATCTCGAACCCCTGTCATAAGACAGAATGGTCCGTGTCTGTTACTCCTGGGGATTATGAGCAATTGCTCACTAGATCTGATGGAACACGTCAACGCGTAAAACGCGTTCCGTATCCACCATCTAGAATCCTTGGTACGTTGCCTTATAATTCCTCTGAACTCCTTTCACCCGCTACAATAGATTTTGCACATTTGCAAGATCTCGCGGTAACCAAAGCTTTTGCTCGGGTTGAACTATCCGAAGCACAGATTTTGGCTACTATCGGCGAGGGTAAAGAGACTATTGAATCTTTAGTTTCGATATTTTTGAAACTGAAGAGAATCGTTAAAAAGGCTAAAAAGCTTGATTATCGATTATTCAAAGGCTCAGTCACCCCTGCAGACTTAGCGGATCAGTGGATGGAGATTCGTTATGCACTCAGACCCCTCTATTATGATGCAAAACAAATTATAGAGGCTATCAACTCTACAAAACCTAAGCCTGGGGATATCTTACGATTTACCGCTTCGGAGAAGTTCTCCGAATACGAGTTCGTACAAGATGTTCCTTATTCAGTGAACAGTACTCGCGGCATTTATGCCGACAAGTCCGTGTCCATTGATGGCAAGGTTAGAGCTGGAGTGCTAACGCGTTTAGAGAGCCTGTCTCTACTCAATATCTGGGGCTGTGACTCTATTATAGAGACTGCATGGGAATTACTTCCATTCAGTTTTATCATCGATTGGTTCTTCAACATCGGTGATTTCATAGCTTCCTGGACCCCTGAAGTGGGTATTTCTACCTTAACTTCTTGGGTCACTACTGAGTATGACCAGGTACAAACTATCTCCTTTCATTCAGAGAAGATTGGTAACTATTTTGATACTTACCAACTTACTGGAGGCATGGTATACACTCAACATGTCTATGATCGGCAGATTTCACCCAACAGGCCTTTGCTTCCAACATACGATGTTTCGTTGGATTTCGCAAAGCTTGTAGATTTAGCTATTATTGCCAAAAAATTATGGCGTAAATAGCTAGTTTAACGAAGGAGGATGCATAGATGCAACCTAACCTCATTACTTTACCCGTTGATCTTCTCAACAATGACACCACTACAGATCTTGATTTAACAAGATTTGAGGAGTACGTGAACCGTTCAGTATACGTGACTGATAATCATATGATTTCAGCTCGTGATACGCTCGGTCTGTACAGGACATTTCCAAAACAATCTGGGAATTTCCTTGGTGTCCAGAAAACCTGTGTGAAATTCACACGGGATTACGTCGTTGATGGAGCAGACGGTGTAACCACAGTTAAAGCACCTTGTATTGTTGAGGTGTCTTTTTCTGTACCTGTCGGAATGTCAGATGCCGATATTTTGATCATGCGCCAGAGGGCTGTAGCTCTTCTCGACGATGATTCGGTGATGGTTCCACTCAATTCACAGCTGATGATTTAGTTGTGAGGTGGCTTAGGCGGTTACTTGGAAAGATTGGCCCGATGATATTGTTAATTATCGGGCTAATCGCCAAGATAATTGCTTTAGCATCACTCATTAAGGAGCATTATGAAAGATAAAACTCCCGGGCGTAAATGCCCACGTCACAAGAAAGTTGTGCCTTATTCTGTACGCGTATCCAAGGAATATCCTTGGAAATGTCTGAGTGCTTTGCACAAAGACTTAGATCACTTGTTGAGTCCTTCGAGTTCTAAACAGTTGGCTGATATAATTCGCAATCGCGATTTATCCGCTTACTTGGAACTTGGAGACAGCTGGGGTCCCAGAAGAATTGATCCCGGTTTATCATTGGCACAATTTCGTGCCAGGTATCAACTATCCCAGTATCTGAGGAAATACCCTTTTGACGGCAATGCCGAAATTGCACGTATCAATGCCTTGTTGAAATTTGAGGCAGCTGAAAAACGTTGCAAAGCATTTAATCATTATGGCTTTAATCTGCTATCGCAGAATAGAGATACTTTTGTATCCTATGCTTTTGATTATGCAAAGGGTTTTATCCGGCAAGTAATTGGGGATGCACCTGATCTACCTGGTATGGTAGAATGGATGCGTCATGGACCCGGAGCTTCCATTGGCACGCATTCTGGCTGGAATTCAAGTTTTCATAAATTTGATTCCTGGCCTTATGCCTGCTCAAGTCGCGCTCTTGGGTATGGATTTGCAGTTGTAAAGAGTGATAAACGTTGGCTAGGTGCGCTTGAGGATGATTATAGGACTCGGAATTCAATCCGGCCTGAGATTATTCTCGATCAGCGTACCTTTCGTCAAACCGTTCTATCATCATGTGACTGCAATAAAATCGCTTTTGTGCCAAAGTCCGTCGAAACCGACCGGACAATTGCCGTAGAACCTCTTATTAACATATATCTCCAGTTAGGGGTCGACGGATTTATTCGTCGTCGCCTTAAACGCTGGGATATAGACCTAGATAGCCAAGAAAAGAATCAACATATGGCTAAGCTAGGTTCTATGAGTGGTGATTATGCAACTTTAGATCTTGCGGCTGCTTCAGATACTATATCTGTTGCGGTTGTACGAGAACTGTTGCCCACCAGTTGGTATGACCTTTTATTTTCCCTTCGCTCACCTTTTGGTAAGCTTCCGAGTGGAGGTCTCATTCATTATGAGAAGTTCTCCTCGATGGGAAATGGTTACACCTTCGTTCTTGAAACGCTAATCTTTGCTTCCCTAGTCTACGGCGTTAATCGCGTCTTAGGGGGGTACGACTTTCGATCAGATTTTGCCTTTTATGGGGATGATTTAATCGTCCCCTCGGCGCTATCTGATCATATAGTCGAAATCCTTGGATTTGCAGGGTTTGCACTGAATCTTGATAAAAGCTTCAGTTCTGGACCATTTCGCGAATCGTGTGGAAAAGATTGGCTCAATGGCAGTTTAGTTAGACCTATTTACCTCCGTAATATACCAAAAGATGTGACTAATCTCTTCAATGATTTCAATCAATTGAAGCGTGTGTTGCATACTTTTTACGGTGTTCGTGAATCCGAGTCTTGTGCGTTACGATATATTGCTTCAGGTATCCCGAATAAGCTATCTTGGCTTATAGGACCATGCAGCGATGAAGAATTTTCAACATACCGACATTCCGATGAACCTGTAGATAAGGTTTATAGGAATGGTATGTGGAAATTCACTCGTCTCGTTAAACGCCCGATAGTAGCCGAGCCGAAGAAGTTTCTCTTTAGGAAACTTATGGCAAGGTTGCTACCTGCGTACGACACAAAGTACTCTAGGTCTCTAGACTCTGGAAGCGTTTTCACAGCTGCGGCGAGTAATCGCACACGCTGTGTCCTCACATCCTCCGCTGCCAGTAATTGGCAGTCTGAGTACCG